CGAGCCGGGAGGCAAGCAGACGGGCCGCCAGATGACCCATTACGTTGAGGCTGGCGGTGCCTTCGAGACGTCCATGCACAAGCTCATTGCCGATGGCTTCTCGCTGCCCTACTTCACCCAGCCGCGCCCCGCCGCCGAGAAGAAGAAAGACCTTTCCAAGGTCAAATTCACATGCACATGCTGCGACGCAAAGGCGTGGGCGAAGGTCGGAACGAGGATCATTTGCGGTGACTGCGACGAGGAAATGCAGGGTGAACTGTGATAAATATGTCACCTCACCTAGAGCCTCACAGGTGAGGAAAGGTGAGGAAAGGTGAGGTAAAACACCCTTCCTCCTCACCCCACCCCCTAAAGGGGGTGAGGGGTGAGGAGGTGAAGGTGTTGGTTATGTGAGGTGAGGTGAGAGTGAGGAAACCAGAGAGGACGACAACAATGGCCAAGAGACCAACACGCCAAAAAAAAGATGACCGCATCCTGCACAAAGGTGCGACGGCCAATGAGATCAAAGCGGACCTCGCGCTGGCACCCTTTGACGCGGCTGTGCGCGCAATGGATCGCAGATGGGGGGTCGATGTTCTGCCCGAGCTTGTCTCGACCGAGAGCGCCGCAAAGTGGGGGCGTGCGATGGCTGGCCTGAACGCCGCCATCGACGCACAAGATCCCGACAAGGTGAAGTTCTGGGTCGAGATCTGTCTGCGCGGGCTGACCGCAATGGACGCCGAAGCCGTCATCCTCGGTCGGCCTGTTTCCGATCCTGACATCTGGGAACACGAATACGAGGGCCAGGTCTACGGCATCATCGCTGACGGACGCGAGTGGCCCGCCGCCTATGCCAAGCGGCCCGGCATCGCGATCCACACCATGCGTGAGGTGGCCGTCGCCCTGCACGAACACCGCAACGGGCTGGTGGACGCGGTCAAGCTGGCATTCCCCGGCGCCGAGGTAAAGGCGGTCAGACGCGCGCCGCAGGATCTGGAAGATGACTTTGACTTTCTCAGCGACGGAGTGATTGAATGAGCAGCACCATCTACATCACCGGCGAGACGAAGCCGGATGCCTTCTACCGCGCGCTGGCCGAGGCGCAGAAGGGCGACCGCATCGTCTACTGGATCGGCCAGACCTGCGGCGGCCTGCATCGCCACGCGGCTGCCAGAGCCGAGACCGACAAGCTGGTCTTCCTGTTCTGCAAGCGCGAGGGCGTCGGACAGTTTGCATATTTGGCGGTGAAGCGTTAGAATGCGCCCAGCGACCGGGCAGCATCGCCCGAGATGAGGTGAGCAATATGCCGTCTGGAAGGCTGACAGACTATTCGCCAGAGATCGTTGAGAAGGCGTGGGAATACGCCAACGGCGGCTGGATCAAGGCGGGCGACAAGGTGCCGTCAGTTGCCGGTCTGGCTTGCGAAATCGGCATGCACCGTGAGACTTGCTACGATTGGGCGCGGGACAAGGACAAGGTTTTTTCTGACATCCTCAAGGCAATCGCGCAAAAGCAAGAGCGCGAATTGCTCAATAATGGCCTCGACGGCACGTTCAATCCGCCGATCACCAAGATGATGCTGTCCAAGCACGGCTACTCTGACGCGACCAAGCAAGAGCTATCCGGCCCAGACGGCGGCGCTATTCCCGTCGAAATCAAGCGAACCATCATCGATCCGAAGGGCTAAGGCATGGCTATCGAAGACCTGCGCGAAATCGGAAACGTGCTATATGAGCGGCGCGCAGACGGCATGCTGTATCCCGTGCGCCGCGTGCGGCCCGATACCGAGGCCCGTGGCGTGCCGCCGCAAGATCCTAGCCTGCTGAACGTCGGCGGCATCGGTGAGAGGCTTGCCTTTCTGAACCAGACCTTCAACCCGGTCGAGGGCATCGGCGGCGCAATGCGGGCAGGATCTCGCATGATGGCGCCCGATCAGAGCTATTGGGACCGCATCGCATCCTTGGGAGAGATGGCGTCAGGCGTGGCCGGCATCGCCGCACCTATCGCAGCCGCAAGGGCCATCGGTGTGCCTGCTGCCAGCGCAATGATGGAGGGGCTGCTGGGGTTCTCACCCACGACGCAGGCTGCTGGAGACACTATGCGTGCGGCTGGTCGCGATATCGTTGACCGCCTCAACCAGCCCGGTCCCGTGCCGGTAATGTACAGCAACCCGATCCCAGGCGTTGGCAGGGGTGGAGGTCTTGATGTATCACGCCGTGACGCATCGAACATCTTCGGAGCCGGTTCCGAGCGTGTACGTTACACCGATCCGCGAAGCGGCGGCACCATTGAGGTTGTCGTGCGACCAGATGGCAGCGCATCGGTCCTTGAGTTGGAGGTGCCAGAAGCATCTCGCGGCCAAGGCATAGGCCAGACGCTGCAAGAGCGCGTTATGCAGGACTTCCCGGTGATGGGCGGTCAGGTGTCATCCAAAGCAGCGGCAACGACAGCATATCGCCTTGGGCGCAGGCCGCCGGGCAAGCCAGGCGCTACCCTTGAAGAAGTATTTGCAGACATCGATGAGATGTCATCCGTCAACATGGTTTCTCCAAGAATGCAGGAGAGGATTGCGCCAAACCTGACATTTGAAGACGTGGAAAGAGCGATGAACGCCCCGGAGAATTTTAACATTTCTGCTCCAGTCGATACGTCGTATCGAATGCAGCAACAGCCCCGTGGTCCTCAAGACGAATTGCCAATTCGCCTCGATGACCTAACCAGGTCCACCACTGGTGAGCAGGCCGGGTATCCCGCAGATTTCTACTCCGCAAATGGTCCGCGCTTCTATGCTCCTGGTCCTCAGTTTTCTGGCGATGAGTTTGGTCAGGCAAACAAAGAGAGCTACAGGGCAATCATGGCTGTAAGAGGCAAGCCTGATGCAGAGGTCACAATCTATCGCGCCGTGCCTAATGATCCCAACATCACGACGATCAACGAGGGGGATTTTATCACCCTTAGCCCGACATATGCCAAACTTCATGGGGCTTCTGGATATGGCAGAAGCGGGGATGAGCCTGGGAAGATTATTTCCCAGAAAGTGAAGGTCAAAGACATTTACTTTGATGGCAACGACGTGAACGAGTTCGGATATTTCCCTGTCGCGCCGACATCAGGCGCTCGTTAGTAGTCGGACCCCAATGAACCTCACCATCAACACGCCTCGCTGGGCGCTGCCAATCCTGCAACGCGAGAGCGCCCGCTACATCGGGGCGTTCGGCGGGCGCGGCTCTGGCAAGTCAACCTTCTTTGCGGAATGGATCGTGGAGCGTTGCGTGATGCGCAAGACCGACGTGGTCTGCGTGCGCGAGGTGCAGAAGTCGCTGAAGCAGTCGGTCAAGAAGCTGATCGAAAACAAGATCGAGGAATTGGGCGTCGGTCATCTGTTTCAGGTGCAGCAGGCAGAGATCAAATGCCCGCACGGCGGCGTGATCATCTTCCAAGGCATGCAGAACCACACAGCCGACAGCGTGAAGTCGCTGGAGGGCTTTGACATCGCTTGGGTGGAAGAAGCCCAGTCGATCAGCCAGTTCTCGCTGGATCTCCTGCGCCCGACCATCCGCAAGCCAGGATCGCAACTGCTGTTCAGTTGGAACCCACGTTTCGACACGGACCCCATTGAGGGCCTGCTGCGTGGGCCAACGCCGCCGCCTGACAGCGTGATCGTCGAGGTGAACTATAGCGACAACCCGTGGTTCCCTGACGTTCTCAAGGACGAAATGGAATACGACAAGCGGAGAGATCCAGACAAATACCTGCACGTCTGGAAGGGCGAGTATGTCCGCAACAGCGAAACCCGCGTGTTCAAGAACTGGACCATTGAGGACTTTGAGGCACCGCCTGATGCCGTCCATCGCCTCGGCGCTGACTGGGGCTTTGCCACTGACCCGACCGTCGGCATTCGCTGCCACATCATCGGGCGCAAGCTGTATATCGATCACGAAGCCTATCAGGTGGGCTGCGAGATCGTTGACACGCCTTCGCTGTTTATGACGATCCCCGAGGCTGAACGCTGGCCGATGGTGGCCGACAGCGCGCGGCCCGAGACAATCAGCCACATGCGCAAGAACGGCTTTCCGAAGATCATGCCGGCGGTCAAGGGGCCGAAGTCGGTCGAGGAGGGCGTCGAATGGCTGAAGTCTTTTGACATCGTGGTGCATCCCCGCTGCAAGCACACCATTGATGAACTGACGCTCTACAGCTACAAGACCGACCGGGACACGGGCAGCATCTTGCCTGTGCTGGAGGACAAGGAAAACCACGTCATCGACGCGCTGCGCTATGCCTGCGAGGGCGCCCGTCGCGTGGCCAAGCAGGACAAGCCGAAGGCCCGCCTTGTCCCCGTCAGCATGCCGATGGCACGGTGATTGATATTCGGATCAACCTGCCGTATACTTCGGCCCAAATATCCAGCGAAAGGCGCGCAACTTGGCCCGCATGACCAGAGACCAGCGGCTTGCAAATGTTCATGCCGAAGCGATGTCAGAGTTTGACACCATCCAAAGCACCATGCGCGATGAGCGTTTGCAGTGCTTGGAGGATCGCCGCTTTTACTCGATCTCGGGCGCGCAGTGGGAGGGCAACCTCTATGAGCAATATCTAAACAAGCCCAAGTTTGAGGTGAACAAGGTTCACCTGTCCGTCATGCGGATCATCAACGAATACCGCAACAACCGCATCACGGTTGACTTCGTGAGCAAGGACGGCACCGACGACGACAAGATGGCCGACGTGTGCGATGGCCTGTTCCGTTCTGACGAGCAGGACAGCGGCGCCAATGAAGCCTACGACAACGCTTTCGAGGAGGCTGTCGGCGGTGGCTTCGGTGCATTCCGCCTGCGTGCTGTCTACGAAGACGAGTACGACGAAGAGAACGAAAAGCAGCGCATCCGCATTGAGCCGATCTATGACGCTGACACCACCGTGTTCTTCGATCTGGATGCCAAGCGCCAGGACAAGTCTGACGCGCGCATGTGCTATGTGCTGACGGCGATGACGCCAGATGCCTACCGCGAAGTCTGGGAAGATGACCCGACCACCTGGCCGAAGGGCATCCAGCAGGTGGGATTTGACTGGGCGACACCTGATGTCGTCTACGTTGCCGAGGTCTACCGCGTCGAAGAGGCGTCGGAACTGATCCGCATTTTCCAGACCCTCGACGGGCAGGAAGAAAAGTATTCTGAAAAAGACTTCGAGCAAGATCCTGAACTGGAAACGATGCTTGAGGCTGTCGGCACCAAAGAGGTCCGCCAGCGCCGCGTGAAGCGCCGCAAGGTGCGCAAGTACATCATGAGCGGCAGCAAGGTGCTGGAGGACAGCGGCTACATTGCCGGCGACCAGATCCCGATCATTCCGGTCTACGGCAAGCGTTGGTTCGTGGACAACGTCGAGCGGTGCATGGGTCATGTGCGTTTGGCCAAGGATGCCCAGCGGCTGAAGAACATGCAGCTTTCCAAGCTGGGCGAGATCAGCGCGCTTTCGACCGTTGAGAAGCCGATCTTTACGCCCGAGCAGGTCGCCGGCCACGAAATGATGTGGTCCGAGGACAACCTCAAAAACTATCCCTAC